AGGGACTGACTAATGGGCGATATGGAAATGATTGACTCAACTGGAGTTAGGGCTACATTTACAGATGATGGCGTTGTTTTAGATATAGTGCCATTGTCAGAGTGTTGTGAAATGTGCAATGACCCAAGACTAATAACCATAGACGGAATAAAAAAATGCGTTGCGTGTGGTTGCATTAACCACATTGAGTTAAACCATCATGGCTGAACCAATCCGTCAGGTTTACGGTGATGGCAGAAAAGAAAAGTTGGTGGCTGATTGGTTGGCTGCCAACTTTCGTTGGGAATTGTATCCAACACCTAGATTTTATTTTATGGACTTTCTTGTTAACCAAGTCAAAGATGGTGGCTACGCAAATTTTATTGGTGGGCTTGAAGTCAAATGGTTTAACAAGTCAATAAATGATGAGATCAAGTTCCCTTTACAAAAGCTTCAAAAGATGTGGCTGACTGAGCCTGTTGATGATGAGCCACAAGCGTTTAACCGTATTTGCATTAGATATAACGACGGCGTATTGCTTGCCCCAGCTAGTGCCTTTAGGTATGGCAGACCTATTTATGGGTTAACTAGAGTTGATACAAATGAACATGATTTTAATGTGGTATTTACAGCTGCTCATGATTTAACTAGATACATAATTAACGCCGTAATTGATGAGTGATTTAACGTGGGTATTTAAGTGTAATAAATGCGCTCAACCCATGCTTTTCCATGAATTAGCGGATTTTGATGCAGGTCAAGAACATGTAGTTGTTATGTGTGTTAAGTGTGAAAACGCAGGGGTAAAGGCTAGAATTGAGGCTATGACTGATAAATCAGTTGTCCGCTGCACAAAATGTGGGGCTTGGAAACTTGAAAGCGGCAACTGTTACACATGCAGAAAGATCAATGCCCAGAGTGTCTAGGGTATAACACCAACACTATTCAAGCTGGTAGGGAGTATTTACATGACTGCAATAACTGTAAACATGAGTGGGTTGAAGGCTACGGATAATCATGATATTGATTGGGTTTACCAAAACAAGCTAAGAGAACAATGGCTAAAAGATAATCCACAGGCTGTGTATATTGGGTGGACTTCAATATGACTTGCCGTCTGACCTGCGGTTTTGTCAAGGGTTATTGACATGGGGACTACACTATCAGCAAGCGACGCGCCTTTAAGCGCGAACGCGAGCCGCTTCAGCGGATTGCTCGCGAGTTCGTTGCTGCTAGTTATTGGGGCAGCTCTTTGCTTAATGATATTTAGCATTAATTCTAAAACAATTGATTCCTCTTTAGCCTTATCTAAAAAGCCTGTTGTTATGATTTCATTTAAGGAATACGCGTTGTTAAAGATAGAAAGTAAAACGCAGTACAAGTGTTTGGCTATCTTGTATGGTAAAGAAAGTGCCTGGAATCCTTTAGCTGTTGGTAACTTAAATGGTACTCACAGGGTGTATGGGATACCCCAAGGAAAGTCAGACTATCTAAGTAGAGTTGATGGTTACAAACAGATAGACTGGGGACTGTCGTATCTAGCACACAAATATAAATTAGATAATGATGGTTATATCAATGCGTGTGCTGCATTAGATCATTTCAAGAAATGGAATTGGCATTAGTAAAAAAGCTTTAGGAACTGCCCGTTGGAAAAAGACTAGGTTATCTGTACTCATGCGAGATGGGTGGGTGTGTAGTTATTGTGGGACTAACCTAGATGAAACCAATGCAACAGTTGACCATATACAAAGCCGCGTTAGTGGCGGGGACATTTTCAATTTAGAGAACCTAACCTCAGCTTGTAGGCGATGCAATCAATCTAAAGGCGCACGAATTAAACCGCGTTTTTTAAGCCCCTATTCTACCCCCCCTGTCTTTTCAGGCGTTCCTCTCCCTGAAACGGTCATGACGAAGCCGCCAAGCCCCTTTGAAAAGCCATGACAAGCCCTACAAAGCCCAAACAAAACAAGAGTGACGTCGCGGGACGAGGGGCAAAGAAAAAACCGCTTATAGGGGCTATAAAGCCTCGTATTCACACGCCTTTTTTGAAATCAGCTAGTAGATTGCCCGAAGTTGTAAAATTTTTGGAAACTATCAACATTAAATTGTTACCTTGGCAGGAATTTGTGCTTGAGGATATGTTGCGAGTTACAAAGGAAGGAAATTTTGCTAGACGTACTAACTTGCTGATAACCCCCAGACAAAATGGCAAGACTGAATTAGCTAAAGTAATGATCTTGGCTCATTTGTTCGTTTTCGGGTCTAAGAACATAATTGGCTTGTCCTCTAACCGATCTATGGCATTTGATGTGTTTAGAGCTGTTGCAAACACCATTGAGGAAAATGATGTGCTACTTCATAAGGTCAAGGCAATTAGATACACAAACGGTCAAGAGTCAATTACATTAAAAGACAATAGTCGTTACGAGATTGTTGCAGCCACTCGCGACGGTTCTCGCGGAAAACATGCCGATCTGTTGTTTATTGATGAGTTACGAGAAATTTCAGTTGAGGGGTTTCAAGCTGCTGTTCCAACCACTAGAGCTAGACCTAACGCAATGAGTCTTTATTGTTCCAATGCGGGTGATGCGTTTAGTACGGTACTTAATGATTTACGAAGTAAGGCAATGGAGTATCCAAGCCCTACATTTGGCTTTTACGAATATTCTGCTCCTATGTCTATTAGACAAAACTTGCACGACCGTAAATTGTGGGCAATGAGTAATCCCGCCCTTGGTCATACAATTTCAGAGGAAGCTATTGAGGAAAGCATTGCAACAAACTCTATTGAAGCTACTTTGACTGAAACGTTTTCGGTTTGGATAGATTCTCAAATATCGCCTTGGACATTTGGCAGCATTGAGGCATGCAGTAACGCAGATTTAATTTTGCCTGTTGGAGCAATGACGGTTATGGCTTTTGATGTTAGTCCGTCAAAACGCACAGGAAGCCTCGTTGCCGCCCAGATAGTTGATGGCAAGATTGGTGTCGGGTTAATGGAAACATTTAGCTCTGAAATTGCTATTGATGAATTAAAAATGACTCAAGCAATACATGATTGGGCTTTAAAGTACAGACCTGTACAAATTGCTTACGATAGATACGCAACTGCCTCTATTGCACAAAAATTAGCTCAACAGGGTCATAAATTAGTTGACGTAAGCGGACAAGCGTTTTATCAGGCATGCGGTGAACTTGCTGACAGTCTTACAAATTCAAGGCTTGTTCATAGCGGGCAACCTGATTGGGTTCAATCAATGAATAATGCAGCTGCTAAATATAATGACAGCTCTTGGAGAATTATTCGCAGAAAATCCGCTGGAGATGTAACTGCCAGCATTTCAACCGCAATGTGCGTTCACTTGCTATCAAAACCAATTTCCGTTCCGATGATCTACGCATGACGGTCAAAAGTGATATAATTCTCTAATGGGATTTTTCCGAGATTTAATCAAGCCAGAATCTAAACCACAAATAACCGCGCAACTTGCTCCGCCTGTTGTAGCTGACCCTTTTAATTTTTATTCGCAATTTACTCCGTTCCAATCAGTAGGACGCGAGGAAGCGATTTCCGTCCCAAGCGTTATGCGCTGCCGCAACTTAATAGCCACAACAATTGGCACTATGGAACTAAAAACTTATTCCAAGGCAACAAAAGAGGAATTGCCAAATTTACCTTGGGTAAACCAATTATCTAAATCAGCACCTAACACAATTATTTTAACCGCAATTGTTGACGCATTATTTTTCTACGGAACTGCGTATTTAGAAGTAACTGAAGTTTATCAAGACGACAATCGTCCAGCGCGTTTTGATTTTGTTAATAACACTAGAGTTCAAGTTCAATTAAATAAATTAAACACTTTTGTAGATTTTTATACAGTTGATGGACGCGAAAGACCAATGGCGGGAGTTGGCTCACTCGTCACAATACAATCGCCTGTTGATGGAATTTTACATGCTGGCGCACGAATTTTAAGATCAGCAATTGATTTAGAAAAAGCTGCTGCAAACGCCGCTTCAGTTCCAACTCCAGCGGGAATTTTGAAAAATAATGGTGCGGACTTAGGTGAGAAAGAAGTTGCAGGTTTATTAGCTGCATGGCGTCGCAGCCGCGCAGAAAGATCAACTGCATATTTAACAGCGTCATTGGAATATCAACCAACAGCCTTTTCACCGAAGGACATGACCTACAACGACTCAATTTTAATGATGTGTACTCAAGTTGCCAGACTTTGTAATGTTCCTGCTTATTATATTTCTGCGGAAATGAATAATAGTTTAACTTATTCTAACGTCCAAGATGAAAGACGTCAGTTTGTAGCTTTATCCTTGCAACCTTATGTAAGCGCGGTAGAAAGTCGCCTCAGTATGGACGATCTTACGCCCGCCACACAATTTATAGCGTTTGACATGGACTCAGGATTTTTAAGAGCCAATCCACTAGAAAGATTAACTG